AGTTCGATTCTCTCATCCCCTGCTATTTTTTCAAGGAGAAGAAACACTGCAAACCCGCATAAACACTGAATGAAAGGAGATTTTTTGAACATCGTCTTTTTGCAGAAAAATAAAGGGGTAATCAAGAAAGTAATCATAGAAGTTTAGCAAACGCCGTAATGGCGTTATTTTTTTGCTTATTTTTGGCGGATAACTGTCGGAAACATGACGGTTAGTCCGTCTTTTTTTATGTCAAAATATAATCAGAAAGAGAGGTAATGCGAATGTTTTCTGATGAAGTTAGAGAAAAAATCTTAAGCAAAGAAGAATTGCAGAAACTTGACTTAGTAACATTATCTCTTGTTATCCACGCAATTGAAGAAGTCTTGGAGGAGGTAGACGATGATAAACAATCCTTATCAGACAACACCTATGATGAATAATAATTATATGCCTATGCAGAATCCATATGCGGATAGAATGAACTTTTTGCAAAATTATCAGCAGAGCTTACAACAACAGCCTATGCAGATGAATCAACAGCCTATGCCACAGCAGATAGCAGGCATTAATGGAAGAATAGTACAGGCAGTTGAAAATATTAATGCAAATGAAGTACCTATGGATGGCAGTATGGCTTTTTTCCCGAAACAGGATATGTCGGAGATTTATGTTAAGGGCTGGAATGCTGACGGAACTATTAACACGATTGTGTATAAGCCTTATACAGCCCCAAAAGATAATCAGACAGTAAATTCTATGTCTAACGCAGAAAACGCTAAATTTACCCTATCAGACGAAAGCACACAGCTATTCTTAAATAAGTTTGAAGAGTTATCGGAGAAAATAGGGCAGTTGGAAGATAGATTTGATAAATCTTTAGGAACACAAAGAAAAACTTCAAGAACTCAAAGTAAAGGCGGTGATGAAGAATGAACCCAATTAACATTTTTCAGATGATGAAAGCTGGTCCGCAACAGTTTATACAGCAGATGATGGGAAATAATCAGCTCATGAGCAATCCTATGATGAAAAACACTATGCAGATGGCGCAGCAGGGCAATATGCAAGGCATAGAGCAGATGGCTAGAAATTTATGCAAGGAAAAGGGGTTAAATGCAGATGATGTATTTAATCAGATAAAAAGCAGATTTGGTAATTAGCAACATATTAGATGTCTTTGCAAACTACCTAGGTGACATCTTTATGAATATATTTTTAGGAGGTAACAATATGTTTTCAAACTCAAATTGTGCCAGCGTACCATTAGTCGCAAACATTGACGGTAATGGCAATAACGGCGGATGGGCTGATGGCGGATGGCTTTGGATAATCGTTGTATTTGCATTACTCTTTGGATGGGGCAATGGTGGATTTGGCGGTTTTGGTGGCAACAATGGCGGTGGCTATGTTGCGACAGCGGCTACACAAGCTGATATCCAGAGAGGATTTGATAATTCCGCAGTTATTAGCAAGTTAGATGGCATTTCTAACGGACTTTGTGATGGCTTCTATGCTATGAACAACAGTATGCTTACCGGCTTTAATGGTATTAACACAAATATCATGCAGACCGGCTATGGCATTCAGCAGGCTATTAACGCTGATACAGTCGCTAATATGCAGAATACCAACGCTTTACAGGCGCAGCTTGCAAACTGCTGCTGCGAAACAAGAGAAGCTATCCAAGGTGTAAACTACAACATGGCAACTAACACTTGCGCGTTGCAGAACACCATGAACAGCAACACGAGAGACATTATCGACAGTCAGAACGCAGGAACACGCGCTATTCTTGATTATCTCTGCAACGAAAAAATTTCTTCCTTACAGGCAGAAAATAATGACCTTCGCAGAGCGGCTTCACAGGATCGTCAGAGCGCACTGCTTACAACTCAGATGGCAGCTCAGACGCAGCAGATTATCAATGCAGTAAATCCGTCTGCTATCCCGGCATATGTCGTACCTAACCCAAATGCTTATGCGTATGGTTGTGGTTGCAACACCGGCTGTAATTGCTAAAACTGAATAATTGAGTATCTTAATTGAGTTTAACTCGATTATGTCTGCTAAGCAGTATTACTTATAATCAAAGGGCAGGCTATAATGTTTGCCCTTATTTTTATGAAAGAGAGGTAAGAATAATGGAAATAACAGGAATTGCATTACAAACAGTTGCCGCCGGAGAAGATGTTGCATTCACAGAAACACCAGTATGCGGTAGCAAATGTATAGTCCACAGACAGGGAAGTGGAATTATAAAGCTAAGAGGTATTACAAATCAGTGCAAGGCAAGATTTTTAGTATCTTATAGTGGTAATATTCAGATACCTACAGGCGGTACAGTTGAAGCTATTTCACTTGCCATAGCAGTAGACGGAGAGCCTTTACAGTCAACACGAATGATTGTAACACCAGCCGCAGTTGAGAATTTCTTTAATGTATCAGCACAGGCATATATTGATGTGCCTTGCGGCTGCTGCAGTACTGTAGCGGTGCAGAATACATCAGCGCAGGCTATTGAAGTACAGAACAGTAATTTGATTGCAGTAAGGGAGGCTTGATATTATGCATAAATGGGCTAAACAGATTATGGAATGTGTCAAGGCTAAAGTTGAAGCAATCGGATTAGATAGCTTTGAAGGACAAAACCTTGACGATTTAAAGGATTTTACAGAGATAGCTAAGAATATAGCTTGCTTTGACAAGGATTACAGAATTGTTGAAGCTATGGAAAAGTCAGAAGATAACGAGGATATTATGCGTATGCTTGAACAGTACGAAGATTATCCGGACAGAAGATACTATGACCACTACCGCTATGCAAATGGCAGATTCGCCCCTAAAGGCAAGGGAACATATCGTAGAGGATATGAAGAACCGCCTTATATGCACATGTACCCAGAAGCAGAGCATATGAGGGATATGGATAGGGATTATGGCAAGATGTACTATACAGAGCCAATGTCTGAAAGTAATTACGACAGAGCAAAGAGAAACTACACAGAAACTAAGGAAATGCATAAGAATAACACACCAGAAGATAAAGAACACAAGATGAAGTCACTTGACAGCTATACTAAGGAACTTGCAAGCGATATTACAGGTATGGTGGCTGATATGTCAGCAGAAGAGAAGAACTTGCTTAGGACAAAGTTAAGCACTCTTGTATCTAAGATATGATTTTAAGGGCTATGAGTAGCAATATTCATAGCCTGTTTTATTCAGAAAGGAGCATACAGATGTTTTTTACAATTAATGGTACAAATTGGCGAGTACAATATAAAAATTCAAATTCGGGTGAATTAAAGCGGTCTGACAACGTTTCTGTACTAGGCGTAACTGATAGAAATACACATACAATTTATCTATCAAATGCCTTGCGTGGATTTATGCAACGCAAAGTGCTGATACACGAAGTATGCCACGCAATCTGTATGTCTTATGATGTGTATTTGCCTATCGAACAGGAAGAGATATTGTGCGATTTTGTGGCAACTTATGGTGATGAAGTGTTTGACATCGTCGATATGGTTTTAGGAGCAGTTAGGAGAGTGGGATGATGAGTATTGATGAGCTGTTAAAGATAATTCAAAAGACTAATCCGACTATGACTAAGGAATTATTGATATATGAACTAAGTCAATGCCGGTATGCAAGTAAGGCGTTAGTACATACAGAAGAATGCTGTAAGCTGGCAAAATAATTATTCGCCGGCTTTTTCTACGCAGTCGATAATATATCCACTTAATCCTTTGAATCCTTTTTCTTTAGCAATCTTAGACCAGACTTCCTTTTTGCCCTTGGGTGCCATTACTGTAATTCTATCATAGTTTTTCTCATTCCAACGATTTTTTACTTCTGATGACGTTTTTGATTTTGTCATATAAATATAAACTCCTTTTTGCTTTTGATTATACTACTTGCAAAAGTATGTTGCAATACTTTATAAAGTATGATATAATTAAAGAAAAAATAAAGAGGTGCAATATGGCTAGTTTAGATACGATTGGTGGACTGCATTACGAAATGATGAGAAGATGTTACAATGAAAAATCGGTAGCATATAAAGATTACGGAGCAAAAGGAATAAAAGTATGTGATGAATGGCACGATAGAGAAACATTTAGAAAGTGGTGTAATGAAAATGGATATACAAAAGGTTTAAGACTTAACAGAATTGATAGTACAAAGGATTATTGCCCAGAGAATTGTGTATTGGGAAATAAAAATTGCAAAGACCAAAACAGCGCACACCAAAAACTATATAGAAACATAAGACAAAACAAAGCAATCAAAAAAGAGCTTGGAATTGAAAGATATACTGATAGTCCATTATACAGAAAACACAAGAGTATGATGGAAAGATGTTATGATGAAAAAAATATAAGTTATCCTTATTACGGAGCAAGAGGAATAGATGTTTGCTTTGAATGGAGAGGAAAGGATGGTGTTAAAAATTTTATCGCTTGGTCTATGAGAAACGGATATAAGCATGGTCTTTCATTAGACAGAATAGATAACGATAAAGGTTATTGTCCTGAAAATTGCAGATGGGTTACTATTCAAGAACAAGCAATAAATAAGCGAAGAAATAAAAAATATGAATGGAAAGGGCAAGCACTTATATTGGCTCAAATTTCAAGAATGGAAAATATTTCATATGGTAAATTATATGGAAGAATAAATAATAATCATATGAGTATAAAAGATGCAATCGAAGATATAAAGAAAAGCACCGAATAATCGGTGCTATTTTTTATGCTAACCTTAAAAGTACCCGCCACCCATGCAAAATAAACTTGAGATTCTGGAAATAAAAAATTTGAAAATTTCTGTCAGATTTGCAGTCAATTTTTTCAGTACGCCCCTATATGCCTATGGCTATATGAAAAATAAAGAAACGCCCCCTATATAAAAATTCGAGTTAAAAATTTTGATACGGGCCGGGGTATGCAATTTTGAAATTCAAAAATCGGTTACACAGAATTTCAATTTTTGCTCCCGATTTTGTTCAGATTTACCTTGAAAAATTGATGAAAAACTTCAACAGATTAAAGCGCATTATATAAACTTGACCGGCTGCGGTTCGTGCTTGTTTTGACTTTGTGGCTTTGCGGTTTGCCCCGTATGGCGGTTTCATTTCGTAAGTGCATAATTCCAAGGGTTAACACCTGCACGCCTTAAAACGCCTTTAACAGCGCTATATAAAATGGGTATAATATGCCCTTGTAGGTTGTGGAAACTGTCGCCAGATCTGGAAGATATACTAGAACGCACGCCGCCCCAACTGGGTACACTTGTACACCTAAAAAGGCGCAAAGCCTCTTATATAAGCATAGCATTATTGTATTAATTTTTCAAGGTGCTAATGCTTGCGGCTGGAATCGAACCAGTCAAACCACAGCAAGCCAAAAAGGGCGCAGATTGTACGCCCTTAATTAAGATTAATTATTAAATTCATAAAATAGACCGCTTTTATTATAACAAGTTGTAAGCCTTTTTAAGCCATAAAAAATATCATAGTTACAATCAAAAACAGCCTGCGAACCTGTGTATATAATTACGCTCCGCCCATTATCCCAAAAAGAAAAATCTACTATTTTTTCAAGTTCTAAGATTTTAGCTGCCTTTTTCCCATAGATAAATATAAATTTTTCTAAATTTCCGCGGATTTCTCCGGCTGTTAAAGTGTCTAATTTTTCATATATTGTCATATCGCAGACCTCCATATTCTTAATATTATCCCTTAAAGGGTAGAGCAAGCCGGGGAATCGAACCCCGGAAGCGTGCCAACCTTGCTAATTATTTGCTTGCTAAAATCTCCCTTGCTAATAAATCCCAGTAAAGACCATCGCCGCGTTTATCAAGCCATTTTTCGGCTTCTTCTGTGCTTTCGTCTAACCATTCAGCCATAAGCTGAATAATATCGTAGTAACTATAATCAACGCCAACGCCCAAACCTCTAAGCCATTCTATACAAGCGTTACGCTCTCCAAGCCTTGCAACCGCCCAGCCGTATTCATTTATAAACTTGTTCTTGATGTCCTTAATTGTGTTAAGCTCTTCGCTCTGTGCAACCTCTGTTAAATAATTTCTAACTGCTGCCTTAACTTCCTTGCTGTTTGTTCTTCTCATTTCTTTTTACCTGTGCTATAATATAGCTACCTTTCTTTTTGATTGGTGGCGGTTCGTTTCCTTGGTCGGGGCAACCGCCTTTTTTATTTGCAAGATTATAATATCACTTTAAAAAGAAATATGCAAGCCTTTTTATAACTTTTTTAAGAAACATTTTTATTGACTTTTAGAGCCTGCTATATTATTATAAGAAATAAATAAAACAATATAGAAAGGAGCTATCGCAATGCTTAAATATCGCTTTAATGTCGGCGACGCTTTAGAGCGTGCCGGATTTAACACATACAAAGCTAAAACAAGCGGATTATTGAGCCAAGACACGCTAAAGAAGATAAAGAACGAAGACACAAACATAAATGCTAAAAGTATAAACAATCTTTGTTTGATTCTGGATATGCAGCCGAAAGACATCTTTATATATGAAGAGACAGAGGAAGAAAGAGAACTAAAAAAGAAATTGTAAAATATTTAAAATATCACTTGTAAAAGTTATAACAATGTGATATTATAATTGTACAAATTAAGAAAGGACAGTTGAAAGACTGAAAAGGTGCAGAATATGAGATTATTTTTAGCAATCAAGAAAGATGAGCAGAAAAGAGAATACATAAGCGCAGTTATTAACTCAAAAAGTTATCCAAGTACATATGCAACAGATAACAGAGGCGCGCGAATTGTGGAATTGCCAGAGATTAAAGAGGGCGAAGATATTTCAAATTGTCATATATGTTTATAAGAAAGGTTGAAAAGGTGAAAAAGATGAAAACAATCGAATTATTAAACAAGGTTGTCAAACTTGGATTTGACAGAGAAAAGGCGCTTGCAGACATAGACGCAAGTCTTGATGAAGTGATCGGAGCAGAGAACAGAAAGCCAATCGCAGAGGAAGAAATAAGCGAAGAGCTGGCAAATGATATTTTATTCGGGTTTGAATGTGAAAAGGAAAACAATTAAGAAAGGTTAAAAGGTGGGCGATATGAAAGCATATACGATTATTGACAAGAACGAAAGGAACGTACAAAGCGAATGCGTTTTGTACACATTCAAGGAATTGAAAGAACTTTTTAAGCCAGAGGAGGAAGAAGCAGTCACTAACTGGGAAGAGTGGGAAAAGCTCCAAGATGTAGACGACTTGCAAGCGTATTTAATAAAGTCATATGACGGGATGGCGTGCCCATATAGTTTTGAAACCGTGGAAGTTGAAAGCTTGGAACAGCTCCAGCGAATGAATGAATATTTATATTCTAATGAGTTAAAAGAAGAGCTGTTAAACAATTAATATATAATATATAATATTTAGGCGGTGTATATCTGTTATACATCGCTTTTTTAACGCCTATTGATTAATTATATTTATTGTGATATTATATTGCTAATAATTAAATATATAAGATTTACACCCGATAATGTTAATATTGTTATCGGGTTATTTTATGTTATTAGATATATAATAATTAATTAGCTGGAGCAGATCCAGCAGAAAGGGGAACACATGGAGAAAGTAAAGGGAACGCCGGACACGCCAGAAGTATTTCAGAATGACATAGAGCTCTATTTATCGCAGTTCTGCGAAGAACACAATATCGAAGATATGACCAAAGAACCACAAAGCAGATGGAATGCTGCCCTAATGTATATTAATAAATATGTCTTTAGTGATAAAAGTATATTAAAGTTAAGTAATAATATTAATAAAAATAACACTAGCTGCATAATGGATAGTAATTTTTATATGTATGATTTAGATAAATTAGAGTATATATTATATATATATTATTATTTATGTTCTGTATATGATAAAGAATGTAGTATAATGGGATATAGTTTATTAACAGGCATTAATTATGATACATTAATGGACTGGGGAGCAGATGAGAGAAAACTAAGTACAAAAGGCTTCGACATCGTGCAAAAACTGCGCATTTTTCGTGAAGAAAGTTTATCTAATAAGCTTGCAACTGGCAACAAAAATCCGGTCGGAATTCTTGCAATACTTAACAGACATTTTGCTTGGAACTTGCCCGGTGTTAGCAGAGAAAACACTACAAAGGTTATCAAAACAGCCGCAGACCTTCCGCAGCTTGGCACATCTGGAAACGCTCAAGGCTCTAATGTTCGTCAAATTGCACAACAGGAAATCATTGTGCAAGATGTACAAGAAAACCCACAAAGCCAGTAAACAAGCGGTTTGTGGCACTTTTGCATATTATGTAATGATTTCGCTAAAGTTGAGTTTAGCGAAGTGATAAAACAGAGCATTTGAACGATAAAAGCACGACAAAGCCAGTAAACAAGCGGATTGACAGCGATTACATGATAATTATTTATTGCGCAATGGCTCCGCTCTGGCTGATTTCATTGTGCAAGATGTACAAACGCAGGGCGTGGGGGTTATATATCCACGCATTGCACGCACAACTAAGTCGCTCAAATATTCTCAAAAATAAAAAGGCTTATTATATATATTTATATATACATAACCAACCAATAATAATTTATTAATATATAGTCCTGATAATAACCCATATAATATAATTAAATCTACTGTACAAATCTGATAAATAGGTGTATAATAGACACATCTTAATTATTCACAAGATATTCAATAAACACACACATCAAAACGGCTAATTCAGCCGAGTAAATTCCAAAAAATTTTAAAAAATAAAAAAGAGTTAGGAGTTAGAAATGCAGGGAGCAGAGTATCAGGCTTTGGCTATGCGTACTAACGATAGAAAGTCTACAGATAGGCTTCTGAACAAGATTAATGATTTAAAGATTGGCAATCATTGTGGAGATACGCCAGAGATTGAATTAGGCGGTGTTCTTAATGCTGCACTAGGTTTATCTGGCGAGGTTGGAGAACTTAACGACATGCTTAAGAAATGGATTTTCCATGAAAAGCAATTAGATGCTGAACATTTAAAGCGCGAAATCAGCGATGTATGTTGGTACTTAGCTTTAATGTGCGATTCTTTCGAGTTTAGCCTTGATGAAATCATGCAGATTAACATTGACAAACTGAAAGCAAGATATCCAGAGGGATTTGACACTTACAAAGCTAATCACAGACAGGCAGGTGATGTTTGATGAGTAATATTCAAGTTAGCGGATTTTGCGCTGATTGCAAAAGCAGAAAGACATTATTTAGCGCAGAGCCGTGTAAAAGCTGCATTAATAACAGCGGTAAGGGATATAACTTTACTCCGCTTAAAGATGTTGCACCTAGCGTCAATAAAAAGCCGGTAAATGACAATGTTAATCATCCAAGTCATTATGAGACTGGTAGCTTTGAATGTATAGATGTTATGTTGGAAACACAGGGTAAGGAAGCCGTTAAGAACTTTTGCTTATGCAATGCCTTTAAGTATATTTACAGACATAATAACAAGAATGGCTTAGAGGATATTAAAAAAGCCAAGTGGTACATTGACAAATACATAGAATTGTCAGAATAGCCGTGTCGGTCAATGAAAGTATAATGGCTACAAAGGATAGTGCACTGCGGTTTGTGGCGAATATATACCGAGAATAGCCGTATCAATGCCCCTTAGCCAAGTGGTAAGGCACCGGATTTTGATTCCGTTATCGTGAGTTCGAGTCTCACAGGGGTAGTTCGTCTTACTTTTATCGTAGACTACCATGTTTTGCATTTTACAGGGTAGTCCTCCTTTCATGTACTTTCTTGGAGATTCAGTTAAGGGTGGTGCAAGACCACTCGGAAAGGCTTACCTCATACAGAGGTGTGAAAATCAACTTATCAAGGTTCTTCCACAATATCCCCCAAAATATTATTGCATTTTCCCTTGATAGCCGTTACAGGCGGTATTTGCCGATATGGGATAAAGGTATTCCAGTAGCTTGCTAAGCTATCCAACAGAAATGTTGTTCGTGTTCGATTCACGATGTCGGCGGTTTGAAAGCACTTCTTAGGTTTGCGGACTTATCCTAGATTAAGAGGTGTGAGTAGGTTGATGTGTGGCGGAATGGGTAAACGCTATTGCCGTAAGATAATTCGTTGAAACCGGCAACTTAGATGACGAGAGTCGCGACAATCATGTGTGGTTCAAATCCACACCACATCAAGCGGTCGGGTAGCTCCCGAATAAGCAAGCGTTGCAGTAGTCCTTGCTGAAATAATTAAAATGCTTGTGTGGCTAGTTTTAACTCGAATATGAAAAGAGTTGGAGCCGGTCACACAAGAAACTGTACAACGGATAGTAGTTCAGATGGGAGTAACGCTTGATTTATTCAAGTAGTCACAGGTTCGAGCCCTGCCTATCCGATTACAACAAACTAGCTTGACGAAGCGAAAAGCACAAGCCTTAGTGCCTGTTTGTTGTTTTGTTAATAAGGCAATTATCAGAAAGGCAGGTAAATATGGCAAAATTAATTAAACATCGTTCAATCGGAAAAATAAGAATGGAGCTCGCAGATTATGTGCTGAATTGCACAGATGATGAATTGTACGAGCTTTGTGGTGCTGTTTCAGAGCTTGGAGGTGTAACATCTTGGTCTTGTGATGAATGCCAAAAACGATTCAAGCCGGATTGTAGCTTTGACAGTGACGAATCAAGATGTAAGAAACATTTCTTTGAGATGAACAAGCCGGAATAATATCGGTAAAATCAGTTGCCTAGTGATTGCAACACGAAAAGCGGAACCGTGACCGCCTGACAACTGTTTTTATATAAATCGCGGAATCAATTATCAGTACGGAGGTAATTTATGAATTTTAACGAACTTTTTGTAGATAAATCAAAGACACTTATCATAAATACTGATTTAGCACTTGTTTTAGGAGATTTAAACGAAGCAATAGTGTTAAATCAATTAAATTATTGGCTAGGAATTAACAAAAAAGCCGGTAAAAATTTTATTGACGACAGATATTGGGTATATAACTCATACAGCGATTGGAAAGCTAAAGATTTTCCGTATTGGAGTGAAAAAACGATACAGAGAACATTTACAAGGCTTGAAAATAAAGGAGTTGTTGTATCTGCTAATTATAACAAATTGGGTATTGATAAAACAAAGTGGTACACAATAGATACTGAAAAATTACAGGAGCTTGTGGATAAATTTAATTCCGGTGAGGACAAAATGACAAATCGACAAGACAATATGACAGACCGACAGGACAAAATGACCTGTCGAGAAGGACAAAACGACAGACCATTACCAGAGATTACTACAGAGAATATAGACAGAGATTATACTACAGAGATTAAATATGCTCTTTCAGAATCTAAAGATTCTTCAAGAGGAGATATATATGCTTTTTCAGCTGAAAAAGGCGGAAGCAAATCTGATGTGATTAAAAACCTTGCTGTTGAATTTACTGATTGCGAGCCGTCAGATTGGCGAATAGAGGAGTTAAAGCATATTATTGACTATTTCCTTGAGCAATACAATAAAACTTTAAATATGAGCCATATACGCATTACAGAACAGGCTTTGACAAAGATAGTTATTAATTACTTTGAACCAGTTGGCAATTATATGAGTGATAATTCTGCTTATGGATTTGATGATTACTACAAAGAGTTAATAGATTATTACTTACAGACAAAATACAAGATTAATGGCAAAGAAGTAACTAAGAGCTTGCAGCATTTCATGTCTGGAATGATAAGAGAAAATCTGGCACAGAAATATTTAAAATAAGGAGTGATTATTATGGCTATGGGCGTACACCCACTAAACAAAGATAAGTTTTATGAAGCAATTAACCTGTACATATCGGGGCAGGCTTCACAGGTAAAGGCGGCAAAAGTAGCAGGTTGTAGCGTACCGACATTTAAGAAATACGCTAACAAGATTTATGGTGGTGAGGAATTACCAGATAATTTATGGGGGAAGAAGTGATATGTGTGAATTTTGCAACGGCAAAAAGAAGAAGATTGAAAATGGCTATACATATGGCAGAGCATATATAGAATCAACTAGTTATGGCTACTGTTATAAACTTTGCTATGACAACAGCGGTGAAGAATATGGAGAGGGGGAGCTTGAAATCAATTATTGCCCTATTTGCGGTAGAAAGTTGGCGGGAAAATGAGTAATATACATAAATTTAAAGTGGAACCAATAGAAGGACACCGGGAATGTTCTAAAGTTACAGTTGATGGCAAACAGTGCTTATGCAGTTCGTATAAAATAGAACATTATGCCGGAAACCTTCCAATGGTTAATATAAACCTTATTGCTGATGTACAATATGAGCAAGATGCGGAAATCAACATTGTAAACTTGCATGAAATAGCTTCACTGATGGGCAAGAAAACATTCAAGGAATTTTGCAGAGTTTGGGAGGAAATTCACGATGAAGCATAGCAAAGAATGGCACACCTGCGACAGGTGTGGAAAAGAGATAATACCTAAGAGCTGGAAAGAAGTTAGATTTAAGCAAGTTGGATGTTGCGGAGATATAGTTCCCACTTTTGAAGATAATGATATGTGTTTTGAAATCAAGAATGTCCGTAGGTATAAATTTTTAGAAAAAACATACGATTTATGCCCTAAGTGTAGGAGAGATTTTGAGAGGTTTATGAGAAATGAACAACATTGACAATCCTTTATCAGAGTATCAACCGCCATCTAAAGAAGCATTGAGAAATTTTGGCATAGACATTTCAAGAGAAGCAGTAGAAAAATATGCTTTGGAAAAGTTTGGCAGACTGCCGCAAAGTCACATCGAAATGACTTTTGCTAGAGATTCTAAGATAATTGAGGAAACAAGGAGGTTTATAAGGAATGAGTAGTGCTTTTACGATTATGTTTTTAATTGTGATTATAGTAGTTGTGGCACTTATGATATCTATATGCATTGCAGGAACGGTGTTTTTGCTTGAAGAAACAGGAATACTTGATGCATTCAGAGAGATTATCAAAAAGAATAGGAAGTGATTTTATGAAAATATCAGAAATGAATAACTGCATTGAAGAAATGCGTAAATGCTACAAGTTTAATGATGATAAAACAGAAATAAGACTTGGAGATATGGCAAGTGGAAGCAACAGATATGTAACTGTCGGTACAAAAGACGAAAACGGGACACAGATTGAAATGACAAGAATAGCAGATAAATTAGAAGAAGCAGACTATTGTTTGCGATGAAGGGAGATTTTATGAAGAAAAAAATTTTAGCAGTTGTATTAGGATTGACATTGTGCTTAGGAATGACCGGATGTGCGTCATGGGACAGAGCAATAACAGATATGAAAAGCAATGTAAATGGCGGTATGCAAAGAACAATTACTGTATACACGGCAGATGGTAAAGAACTTGCAACATATCAAGGTAAGATTGATATTGATACAAACGATGGCGGATATGTTAAGTTTGATTTCAACGGAAAGAGATACATCTATTATAACTGCTTTGTAGAAAGCATTGCAGATATTGATTAAGTGATTTTACCGGCTACAGATTGATTGTAGTTGCTGACCTTAGAAAGATAAAGGTTGATAAAACATAGAAAAGGAGACAGAGAACATGAAGAAGTTATTTGTAAGTGTGCCGATGAAAGGCAGAACAGAGGAAGAAATCAAAGCAAGTATTCAGAAGATGAAAAAGATTGCTGAAATATACGAGGGTGAGGAATTAGAACTTATCGACAGCTACATTGAGGATGACCCACCTAAAGACAGCAAAGAAGCTGTATGGTATTTAGGCGAAAGCCTTAAGAAGCTGGCGCAGGCTGATGTGTTCATAGGAATTGCGGAGAACTATGATTGGAGTGGCTGCTGCATTGAAAGGGAAACAGCAGAAAGATATGGCATTAAAGCATATATGATTCCAGCAAGATATGTAATTGATGATTATAATGCACTCGTGCAGAAATTACATCCGGTTTGCAATGAAGCAATGCCAGCATTCTAACAAAATATTACCGGCTACAGATTGATTGTAGTTGCTACCCTAAAACAGTTATAGGCAGAGGTCTATAAGCACCTTTGCTGAAAAGTGGAGGTGCTTTTCTTATGGCTAGTCAAAGCCTTATTTCTACAATTAATGGATATGAAAATTACATAGAGAAAAATGGAATAGATGAAAGCGTTATGGACGCATACATAGAAGCGTCAGAAGTGGCAATTAAGAACGAAAAAGATATTCAGTATGGATTACAACTAACAAAACGCTGCAAAGAGATTATAGAGCGGTTTTGCGTGGAGCATAGCGGCGTTGGAATATGGGACTTAGAAAAATATGCTCAAGACAACGATGAAGAATATCCTTTAATTGATAAATGGTATAAAACTCTTAAAACTGAAAGCTATTATGATTTTGAGAGCTTTATGTTTTATATGGAGCGGAAAAGACATTACAGCAAAAGGTTTTATTTCCCAAGACGACACACCCTTAAAATAGTTGTCAATGATTTGCAAGACCTTGAAAACAGAATAATTAAATTTTATGGATTATCAATGCCGTCAAGAGTTGGAAAGTCCACAATTTGTATATTCTTTCTTGCGTGGGTATCATTACGCAGACCTAATAGCCATTCAGCTATGGGAGGTCACTCTGGAATACTTGCAAAAGGCTTTTATAAAGAACTTATGAACTTATTTACTACGGAAGAATATACATTTTCTGAATTATTTTATTTTTGGAATCCGGAATACGCAAATAAACCACTTGTAACAGATAAAAGTGCTGATGAATTTACAATAACCCTTGGAAATCCAGACAGATTTGCAACAGTTACTTGCCGTGGTATTGATGGAACTTGGACTGGTGCAGTTGATGTATCAAAAGATGGATATTTGTATGTGGATGATTTGGTAAGAGATAGAGAGCATTCATTATCACCTATGCGAATGGAAAATACCTATCAAGAGTACCTAAACAAGATGGTTGACCGTAAAAATGACGGTGCAAGAGAATTGATGGTAGGTACGTTATGGAATGTCCTTGACCCATTGGAACGAATGAGAAAGCAATATGAAAATGACTCTCAATACAGATTTAGAAGAATACCGGCACTTGATGAAAACGATGAAAGTAACTTTGATTACGAAATAAACGGCTTTTCAACAGCATATTACAGGGATATGAGAGAAAAACTTGACAAGGCTGAATGGATGGCTAAGTTTATGCAAAAACCTTATGTCCGTGAGGGATTATTGTTCCCGGACAATGAATTGAGATTTTTCAATGGAGACTTTAACGAGGAGCTAGAAAACAAAGAACGAAAAATAATAGCATTGTGCGACCCGGCTTTTGGCGGAGCTGATAATTTATCAATGCCAGTATGCGCTGATTTTGGCGGAAAGCAAAAATATATTATTGATTGGGTGTACAAGAAAGGCACACAAGCGGTTACGGTTCCTTTAATTGTAGCAGCTATCAAGAAACATTACATAACAGAATTGCACATTGAACAAAATGCTGGTGGAAAACTAATAACGGACAGTATAAAAGCTGAAATGAAAAAGCAGAATGTATATTTTTGCAGAATTATTCCATATTACGCAAATACAAAACTACCTAAAGAGGAAAAAATTAAAGGCTATTCTGACAGAGTAAAAGAGATATTCATTTTCCTCATTAGTAGACAATATCTTGCGATAGATGATAGACCAACTTACATAAGAACACAGATGTATCAAGATGCTATGGATGAATTTACAATGTATACATCAGAGGGTAAAAATCCACACGATGATGCAAGCGATTCGATAACACAGCTTGCAATAGTAATAGATAAAAAGGCAACACAAACAGTAATAATGTCAAGTCCGATATAAGAGGAGGGTTTATATGACAACTAAGGATTATCTTAACCAGATAAGCTATTACAATAAGATAATTGATAATAAGTTGATAGAAATAACACAGTATAAAGAATTATCATACAGCATATCAGCGGTTGTTAATGAAGAAAGAGTTATATCATCATCAGATCCAGACAAAACAGGCTGCGGATATGTCAGACTTGAACAAATGGAAGAAAGCCTTGATAAACTCATAGACAAATACATTGATGTAAAAAATAAAATAATAGAGCAGATAGAACAGATAAACAACGAAGATTATTACACAGTATTGTTTCTAAGATATGTCAGAAAGTTTACATTTGAAAAAATTGCAAATGAAACAGACTGGTGTTGGCGACAGGTACATAGAATACATGCTAAAGCACTACAAGCCTTTGAAGACAAATATGGAAGTGAATATCTGTAAAAGATGTCATAGAATGTCACATTACCAGCGTGGTATAGTATATCTGTAAGAAGTCACAAAGATGTTTCTTCATAAACACATCCTTATCGGAAGCACCGTTGCTTAATTGCGGCGGTGCTTTTGTTATGCAATGAGGTAAAAATATGAATTTTTATATGAATAAAGATAAGTCAATTATGTGTCCGAACTGCCATAAGTTTTTGACTAAGGCAGACAGCAAAGACCCAAGAACACATAAATTAGCGTGCAAGCATTGCCACAAATGGATATGGTATGTGCCTAACGATGATGATGATTTTCAGATTAAGGAAATACCACAAAGCAGAAGTTCAAGCGGTATGACATTTTATTAGAGGTGTAGATAATGCAGACAGGAAGAATTGCTATTTATACAGGTGCAAAAGAAATAACGTCTGACAATATAATACCAATTTTGCGTGAAGCAATTTTGGAACATGATATTAATTCCAACAGAATACAGTTTCTTCTTGATTATGACGCAGGAATACAGCCAATAGTTAGGAAAAATCCAAAGACTTACAGACCAGACATTGACTGCGAGTGCTGTGATAATGTGGCTAACGAGGTCACAGAGTTTAATTTAGGCTTTAAGTGGGGAAATCCTATAACGCTAGTTCAAAATGGCGACAATGAGGATTCTAACCTTACAAAAGCTATAGCAGAATTAAACAGTTGCTACGAATCACAGAATGCAAGGCAGAAGCAACAGGAACTTGCAAGATATGTTGAAATTGGTGGCGTTGGATATGTCCTCATTGATGTAAACACAGAATATGAGGATGGAGAAAGCTATTTTACATATGATGTATTAGACCCAAGAACAACATTTGTCATAAGGTCAACAGCTTATAGTGACAAGAGGGTTATTCTTGCAGGCACTTATATTAAAGACAAACATAGCGGTACAAGATATTACACCTGTTTTACAAAAGATATTCGTTATGAAGTTACGGATGGGATAAAAATTACTAACGGACCAGAAAAAGGAAAAACAAAATGGGGATTTTTAGAGAGAAGCGGGGAAGAGAACCCATTACATAAAATTCCTATCATTGAATACACAAGGTCATTTGATAGAATGGGCTGTTTTGAACGGCAAATATCTGAAATGGATAACTTAAACCTACTCATTTCAGATTTTACAAATGATGTTGAACAGAACACACAAGCAGTATGGCATACAAACGATGTTGATTTCCCAGTTGAACAGGAAACAACAGTTGATAAAGATGGAACGCAACGCATTACTGAAAAAGTAAGGAAACCAAAATCTGGAGAATGGATGCAGACCTACACATCAGCAGATGGCAAAACTCCAATAGTTGAACCACTTGCAATTAATTATGATTACACAGGTATGCTTAATAATATCCAATCAAGGCGACAGATAATCTTGCAGAAATGTAATGTGCCACAGCGAAATGATAACAGTGGCGGTAGTACAGGAGTTGCAATGTCAGACGCAACAGGTTGGTCACAGGCTGAAACAGCGGCGGCAAAACAACAATTAATTACTGATGGCTGCAAAATGGAAGAAATAAAAGTTGTTCTTGCGGCTATTAAGTTGTCAAACAATGTTAACAGCAGTAACCCATTACTTAAATTAAGGGCAATGGATGTAAAACCTAACATTAAGCGACAAAAAACTTATGAAATGTCAACCAAGGTTAATGCCATGGCAACATTGATAAGCCACGGATTTAGCCTTAAAGATACAGTTGATGCAATTCCATTCTTTGATGACCCTAACGATGTTGTAGCGAGAAGCGGAGAGATGGTTAAGGCATATCAAGACAGTATAATCAACAAAGATACACAGAACCAAGCAGAGGGTGGAGATGGTGAACAACCACCTAACAAAGACCGCACAATGCAAGACTTATCAGACCAGACAGAAAATAGTCCAGTTATAGATAAGAGCAGAACAGATAAATAATTGATATTGAGCCACAAGGTAGAAAATGCCTTGTGGCTTTTTATATGCCCTAGAGAAAGGGCAATACAAATATCGCAAGAAGTTGAGAGAACAACAAAAACGCAGAAAGCAGAGGTAAAGAAATTATGTCAGATGTAACTAACACAACAACAGAACCAACAACTAATAATGAGCCACAGAACGAAGAACAGACACCTAGCGTAGAAGAACTTATGGCACAGCTTGCTAGTGAAAGAGCTGAAAAAGAGAAGTATAAGAACGCTTCCGATAAAGCCAGTTCAGAAGCAGCTAAGTACAAGAAAGAACTTCGTTCAAAGCAGACAGCAGAAGAACAGGAAGCGGAAGCAAAGGCAGAAGCTGAAAAATTGCAGGCTGAAAAGTTCGAGAACATGAGCAAAGAGCTTAACCATATGAAAGCTGTCAATGCTTATCAGAAAGTTATAGGCGATGGAAAGGATATTGATTCTTTGATTGAGGCAGTTGCAGACGCAGACCATAGCCTTATAGCAACTGTAATTGCTAATGAAGTGCAAAGACAGGTTAAAGAAGCTAAGGCAGAGTGGCTTAAATCAAGACCAGTTATTAATGCAGGCGGTGGAGAGGAAAGCACGATAACACAGGAACAGTTTAACAAGATGAATTACCACGAAAGAGTGGAGTTCAGAAATAAGAATCCAGAACTTTATAAGAAGTTCACAGAGTAGAAAACGGAGGTAAATAAACTATGCCACAGACTAAGTTAGAAAATTTAGTAGACCCACAGGTAATGGCTGATATGGTATCAGCTAAGTTGCCAAAGAAGATTAAGTTCTCACCTATTGCAAGAGTTGATACAACACTTGTAGGCAGACCAGGAAGCACAATCGTTGTGCCAAAGTATGCTTATATTGGTGACGCAGAAGATGTAGCAGAAGGTGTTGCTATGGGTACAACAGTACTTACAACATCTACAACAGAAGCAAAGGTTAAGAAAGCAGGTAAGGCTGTAGAGCTTACAGATGAATCAGTGTTATCTGGTTATGGCGACCCACTTGGCACAGCTATCAATCAGATTGCTATGTCAATCGCTGCAAAGGTTGATAATGACAGCTATGATGCACTTTGCACAGCACCTATTGATTATGATGGAACAGCAGCACCTATCAGCTATTCAGCAGTTGTAGCAGCTAATAGCAAGTTTGATGATGAATCTGATTCATCACTTACAAAGATATTGTTCATCAATCCAGCACAGGAAGCCACATTGCTTAATGACGCTGATTTCAAGAGCAATGACAAGTACCCACTTAATGTAATTATGAATGGCACTATCGGTTCTATCGCAGGAGCACAGGTTGTTAAGTCTAAGAAAGTTAAGCTGGTTAAGTATGAACTTGATGATTCAACAGGAACAATCAATGTTGTAGCTGATACAACAAGCGAGGATTCAACTAATGTTCATCTTGACACAGCACTTGCACATACGCTCAAGCCAAAGGGTAAGGAAATCAAGGTAGGTAGCAAGTTAAAGGCTGTCACAACAGAATTTTATGCTTGCCCTATTGTTATCGTATCAGCAGAAGACCCTAACGAAGACACAGGTGCAGATGGCGTGTCAGAGGAAGAGAACGCACTTACAATCTATATGAAGAGAAGCGTTGAGATTGAATCAGACAGAGATATTCTTGCAAAGACAACTGTTATCTCTGGCGATGAACACTATACAGCAGTCTTAAGCAATGATTCAAAGGTTGTTCTTGCTAAGTTCGGAAAGTAAGAGGTGCTTATATGTTATTAAGACGACATAAAATCAACGCCGCAAAGCAGAGCGAAGAAGTAACAGCAGATAATGTAAGACAGGAAGCTGTTTATGGAGATGAGCTTAAGTATGAGGAAGAGCAGGACAAATTCCCTGTTCAACCTACAAGCGATTACACAAAGACAGCTATTAAGCGTATGCCAACAGCGGACTTACAGACACTTGCCTTAGAACAAGGTATTGAGAACGCAATGGAGCTTACAGGAGCAGAACTTAAAGAACTGCTAATTGAGAAATTAGGATTATAGGAGCTAAATTATGGAATACACCACATTAGAGCAAGTTAAAATCAGACTTAAACAATTTCATATTGATACAGTCACAAATGATGATGAAACAACATCTGATGTGGTAGTGTTCGATAACAAAGAAGATAATCCAATAATCGAACAGCTTATTAAACAAGCTACAGAAGATGTAAAAGCAAGAAGAAATTACCCTGACAGCTACACAGATGAAATGATAACCGAGGATTTGAAGAAATTTGAGAATGTTATCGTTAATCTGGCTGTCTATGACCATTCACAGGCAGGTGAAGCATTCATGGCGAGCTACAATGAGAATGGTGTCAACAGAACTTGGAGAGATAGAGACAGCTTATTTGTCGGAGTATTTCCTTTTGCTAAGGTTTTATAGAAGATTGTGCGTTACCAATATGGTAGCAGGCGGCACACATTAAGGGTGGTGGGCGGTGTGCCATTATTAATTATGGAAGGCGGTATATCAATGCCAATAGCAGTAATTATAAGCATTATTTCAGTTGCTTTTTCCGTCTTTTTCGGACTGTTTACGTTGGGATTTAATCTTAAGAACAACAAAAAGTCTGACAATGTAGAACTTACAGAGCGTGTAAAGGAAAATACACGCATAAATATGAAACTTGACACAATATCAGGCAACACAACAGAGATAAAAAATGAAGTTATAGAAATGAGAAAAGAACTTAATTCTCATGATAACAGAATTATTAAAGTTGAGGAAAGTGTAAAGTCGGCACACCACCGAATAGACGGATTGGAAGCACGACTTAATGAAGATAAGGAGGTATAGCAGAATGGATATAACATCGGTAACAACAGTTGTAGCAATCGTTGTAATTACATATTTGATAGGCTTAGGAGTTAAGGCAATCCCACACATTAAGGATAATTACATTCCTATAATCGTAGGCGTTGCAGGCGGTATCTTAGGCGTTGTAGGTATGTATGTAATACCAGACTTTCCGGCAAATGACATTCTTAATGCAATCGCAGTAGGAATTGTATCCGGATTATCAAGCACAGGTGTTAATCAGATTTATAAGCAGGTAAAGAACAATGCTTGACATTAATAAGCAGGCTATGAAGTATTCACTTCAAGGACAAACAGTAACTATCTATGAAAGAGATGATGACGGCAATATCCTTTATGAGGGATATACCGACACAGAGGGTAACTTTATTCCTTATCTTGACGATGAGGGAAATAGGATACCCAAAGTTCTTGAAGAGAAAACGGGCTTTTCAGAGCCGGTCGATTTCAAAGCTAACATATCATTCAGCGGTGGAGAAGCACAAAGCAAGGAATATGGCTTTGATACCGCTGATTTTGACGCTATTTTACTGACAGATAGGAATACAATACCTATTCAAAAGGGCGACCTTATATGGCTTGATAGCAAGCCTACATACACATCTGACAGTCTTGTTGATGAAACATCGGCAGACTTTACGATTGTAGGCATTAAGCCGGCATTATATTCAACTAAGTATATGCTTAAAGCAGTTGTGAAGTAGGTGCATTATGGCAAGACATACAATTAATATATCATTGTCTGAAAAGTCCGTAAATGAAGCTATCAGACAGCTACAACAGTATAAGCAGAGTTTGCAGTATAAATGCGAATTACTTGTTGAACGATTAGCAGAATTAGGCGACAAAGCGGCGATTATGAGTGTTAATGAAAGCCCATTAGGTAGGACAGTAACATTGAGAGTTGACAGAAAGCCTATTCAAGATGGCTACCAAGCTATTTTAATTGCTACCGGTAAAACTGTTGAAGTAGAAGATAGAGAGCCATTTTACACACTATTAGCAATTGAATTTGGTGCTGGTATTTATTACAACAGCGGCAACGAGAACCCAAAGGCTAATGATTTCGGCTTGGGTGTAGGAACATACCCAGGGCAGATACACGCATTTGAAGATGGCTGGTACTACTTAGGCAATGATAATCAATGGCACTACACACACGGCGTTAAAGCTACAATGCCTATGTACAACGCCACAATGGAGATTGTTAATCAGTATAAGCAGATAGCAAGAGAGGTGTTTAGTTAATGGCAAATGCAAACGATTGGGCGACAGACCTTGAGAATACAGTCACAGCACTTGTCAAGGCTAAAACCCTAACACAGCTTAAAAAGACATATCCAAAGATAGTCATAACCAACGAGGGGGAAAACAGCGGTCAAGCAGTATTCCCGACAGTATACATTCATTTACTGCCAGCAGTTGAACAAGGACAAACGCTTGACGGACAGACAATTAACGCATTGTTAGCAACATTTCAAGTAGATGTTACAACTAACACAAGCAAGTCTGACTGTCGCAAGGTTATGGCGATAATTACAGATACATTCAAGACAATGAGATTTCAAGGCAATGCAATGCCAGAGTTCTCAATCAGTAATAAAGTACATAAGAGTACCGCTAGATTCAGAAGAATGATAGCGGCAAATGACAGATTAATGTAACAAAGAGCAGGAATGCTCTTATTTTTTTGCAAATTTTTAGGAGGTAGACAAGGCAATGGCAAGTACAAGTTATAAAGCTAGGGTTATCTACAAGGAGCATAGCGAAGATGGTTTTGCAGGCTCATATAAGTTAATGGTTGCGGCTAAGTCAATTTCAGCACCAGTATCAGCACCTAACACAGTTGAAAGTACAACATTTGAAGATGATTCACAGACATTCTTAATGGGTATCAAAACATCTGACGCTAAGACTTACACAGGAAATCTTGAAAAGGCTTATTTACAGGACTTAATCAAAGCAGAGGGTAAGCAGTTAGATATTATTCAGTTATATGGCTCTGACGGATTAGGTGCAGTTGCTAAGTACGCATTTGTCGGACAGGTAACAGCAACACCTAATGATGTTTCTGGTACTGATTCAGTACTTGAAATGACAGTAACAGCAGTTCCTAATACTTCACCTATCGAATGCACAGACAAGCTTCAAGTTGTCGAAGGTGCTGGTGGCACATTCACAGTAACAAAGGTGGGGGAATGATAAGCCAATCGACTAAATCAAAGGCTGTGTCGATTGGTGGCACAAACGCCAAAACAGCCGACTACACATCATATCTTGATGATGTAACAGAATAATTATTTTAAAAGGTAGGTGCGGTGTAAAATCCGCACCTTTCCCTATATGGACGATAGGGTGGGAAAGGGTAAAAATTATGATGAATATTAATGTAAACGGAAAAGAATACAAAGTTGAGTTCTCTTTTGGTGCGGCAGAGTGCAAAGAGATAGTACAGAAAATGTTTTCTGTTGTTAACGGTTCTTACTTACTTGCACAGACAGATAAAAGTGTTGCACAGGCTTCTTTTGACGGCTTGGCAAATATGACAGCAGATGTGCCAGAGATTTGCATTACCGCCATTTATGCAGGCTGTATTGACAATAACCCAGTAACTATGGATGAAGCAAAGGAACTCACTAGGGCATATATTACAGAGAAAAGAAAGACAGATAAGAGTTACGGATATAGAACGTTGTTTGAAGAAATCAAGAAAGCGATGGAAGATGATGGTTTTTTCGAGCTGTCAGGGATAACAACGATGTTAGAGGAAATGGCGAACAATGTGGAAGAAGCGACACAGGAACAGAAGAAGCCGACAGTAGTTCCACAGGACCACAAGAAAAAGCAGACTTCCACAAAATAATCTGGGAAGAATACTTTGTCTTAGCCAGTTCACTAGGCGTTAGTTATTCAGACTTTCTAAGAATGACACCTACAAAATTATTACTATACGCAAAAGGCAAAAAGATTGATAGACAAAATCGAGATGCAGAAATGTATAACTGGTTTTTTGTCTATGCAATACCGGCTATTTCTTGCGGCATTGGTGCGGCATTTAGTAAAGATACACACATTGAATATCCGAAGCAGGCTATTTTATCAGAAAAAACGGAAGAAAGCGAAGAAGATACCTACGATAAAGAGTTACAGCGAATGTTACTCAATGAACAGAAATGGGCGGCACGAGCTGAAAAGAGAGGACTACCGCCAACAATCCTATAAAGGGGGTTAAAGCGTGGAATTAGATTCATTAGAAGTCAAAATTACCGGTACTGCCACGAAAGCTATCAATTCCGTCGATAAACTGATAAATCAGCTTACAAGGCTGTCAACATCACTTGCAACTGTGAATGGCTCTTCACTAAGTAGCCTTGCGAGTGGTGTTAGCCAGTTAGGTTCTGCTATGCAGAATATGAACGCAGGAACAGCAGATTTTACAAGGCTTGCTAAGAACATCACAAAGATAGGTTCTGTTGATTCAGTTGCACTAACTAACACAGCTACATCACTTCAAGCTGTCACAAAGGCAGTTGCAAGCATATCAGCTATACCACAGAATGCAACACAGGTCACAGAATTTGCAAAGTCACTTGGTAAGCTAGGCAGTAAAAGTATAGAAAACGCCGTTGTAAACATTCCGAAGCTAGGCAATGCTTTAAATGGCTTAATGACGACGCTATCAAGAGCACCAACAGTAAGTCAGAATGTTATTCAAATGACTAACGCATTGGCTAATCTTGCTAGTCAAGGTAGCAAGGTGGGGACTTCTTCAAACTCACTTCAAAAGTCGCTGTATGGCGTTTCTACGAGTGCTAGGACAGCAACTAGAAGTAGTTGGAACTTGGCAAGTGCAATAGGTAAGTTTTATGCCACCTATTTTATGGTAATTCGTGGGAGCAAGAAACTTATAGAAGCTATCAAGTCAACGACAGATTACATCGAAGCATTCAACTATCAAGCGGTAGCGTTTGGTAAGATTGGTTCAGAATGGGATAAGGATTATGAAAAGTACGGCTATGATAATGCAACAGCCTATGCAGAAAGTTTTCAAAGTAGAGTAAATGATACTCTTGGAAAACTATCTGGCTTAAAAGTTAATGTTCAAGGCGGTTTGCTTGAAGAAAGCGGAGCTAAAAACTTAGGGCTTAACATACAAGAGATAACGCAGTACGCTTCACAGTTAGCTTCTGTCACTAACTCATTAGGGCAGACAGGCGAAGCGACAACAGCAATAACAAAGTCAATGACAATGCTTGCAGGCGATATAAGCTCACTTTTTAATGTGGACTATTCAACAGTAGCACAGAACTTACAAAGTGGTTTAATCGGTCAATCGAGAGCGTTGTATAAATATGGTATTGATATTACTAACGCAACATTAGCGACATATGCTTATAACTTAGGCATTTCTAAGTCTGTATCAGAAATGACACAGATGGAAAAGCAGCAGTTAAGAGTGTTAGCAATATTAGACCAAAGCAAAGTATCTTGGGGTGATTTAGCCAATACGATTAACAGCCCAAGTAATATGTTACGCCAGTTCAGTAACAATATGAAAGAGGTAGGAATGGTAGCAGGACAGCTATTTATCCCAATTCTTTCAAAGGTTATGCCGATAGTAAACGGAGTAGCTATTGCAATCAAAAGATTATTAGTTGGTCTTGCTTCTTTAATGGGCGTAAAGATTGACTTTGAGAGCTTCGGACAAAGTGGCTATAAAGACACATCAGATGGCTTAGAAGATATTTCAGATGGCTACCAAGATGTAGCTGATTCAGCTAAGAAAGCTACATTATCCCTTATGGGATTTGATGAAATAAATAAATTACAGGACGATACAAGCTCAAGCAAGGGTTCAAGCGGTGGTGGCGGTGGTAGCACTATTGATTTGACAGACGATATTACTAAGGCAGCGGCAGAATATGAAGCAGCTTGGGATAAAGCATTTGCCAATATGGAAAATTCGGCAGTTGCTTGGGCTGATAAGATAGAGAAAGCGCTTGAACCTGTTAGGAAGATATTTAAAGATTTTGCAATCGGGGATTTTTATGCAGCAGGACAAGATACATCTAACCTTGTGGCAGGAATTTTTAATTGGTTCGCAGATGCCATTGATAAAGTAGACTGGTACGGAATAGGCAGAAAAATGGGAGATTATCTTGCTGGAATTGATTGGGTAGAAGTTCTTTCAAGTGTAGGCAGGGCAATCTGGGAAGCTATAAAAGCAGCTATTGAAATATGGCAAGGACTATTTCAATCTGCACCCGTTGAAACTACAATCATGTCAGTTCTTGGAGTTATGAAGTTTACCGGTTTAGGCAAAAAAATAGGAGAAAGAATATCAGACGCATTAAGTTGGAGTGCTATAAAGAAAGGATTAAAGAGTTTTGCTGGTGGAGGTGGACTATTAAAAGGTCTGCAAACTATGCTAACTACTGACTTATCTGTAATAATGGGAGCTGGTACAGCGACAGAAATAGGCTTAACTATTGGAGCGGGAATCGTAGGTGGCATTGGTGCAGCTATTATTGGATTTAATATAGGCAATAAACTAAATGAAGCACTTACAGGCGAGAAAATAGATATGTCAATGTTTGACCAATTAGCATATCTTATAAAAGCACCATTTGAAGATTTACCTAGCTTTGTTGATGGAGTGATAGAAACTATCACATTCGGGCATAAAGATGATATAGCAAATTGGTGGACTACAAGTGTTGCACCTTGGTTTACTAAGGCAAAATGGGGAGAATTAGGCGACAATGCTAAAACCTCATTAAGCAATGCTTGGAATAGCTTTTCTAATTGGTGGGGCAATACAGCTATCGTAGGTTGGTGGAACAATAGCGTAGCACCTTATTTTACTAAAGCAAAATGGCAATCTCTTGGAGATAACGCAAAGGGTAGCTTAACTGATAGTTGGACTTCGTTCAATAATTGGTGGAGCGGTACAGGAGTATATAATTGGTGGAATGATAATGTCTCGCCATATTTTACTAAAGAAAGATGGGGCAACTTAGGTGAAAATATTAAGAATAGCTTATCTAACAGTTGGGATAGTTTTTCTAACTGGTGGAGCGGCACAGGCATATATAACTGGTGGAATAACCACGTAGCACCTTACTTTACAGCAGACAGATGGAACGATATGGCAAGCGGAATAATGCAAGGGCTTAAAAGTGAATGGTATAACGTACTTGATTGGTGGGATAGCAAGCCAGAACTTCACAGAATATCAGTTGCAATAGAAGATTTCTTTAGTTATATACGAGATTTATGGTACGACCTAAAGGACTGGTGGGGCGACTTATCACTTAGATTCCCTCATATTAAAATGCCACATTTTAGCATTGAGGGCGAATTTAGTCTTATGCCTCCAGAAGTACCTCATATTGGCGTTGACTTTTATGCAAATGGTGGATTCCCAAACAAAGGGCAGTTGTTCGTTGCTAATGAAGTTGCGCCCGAAATGGTTGGTACTATGGATGGAAGAACAGCAGTAGCCAATCAACAGGAAATTACAACAGGTATTGCTAATGCAGTTTATCCAGCGGTTTACAATGCAGTTGTAGCGGCTATGTCAGAAGCTAACAACAATGTAAATATAACATTACAAGGCGACGCTGATAAATTGTTTACAATGGTACAGGATAAAGCTAATAACTACACTAATATGACAGGTCAAGCGGCTTTTCCATATTGATAAGATTTGCGTATTGTGTTATTATTTTGCTATAAAATAAAAGCAAAGGGGCAACACAATATGGCAGAAAAGAAAGCAAAGAAAAAAGACAGTAAACTAAGCATAGCAGCGGCAGTAACAGCACTATTTATATTTACAATTCCAATAGGCTTTATATTGGCTATTGTGGATTTAATTAAAAGTAAAGGCGACAAGTCACAAAGGCACTTAGGCTCTTACTTTGCAATAGTATCTTTTGTACTATTTCTGATAGTTGCTTTTAGCAATGGAAGCGGTAACAACAGTAACAATGCCAATGCTACAAAACAAGCTAGTGCAACACAGCAAGATACAGACACAGCAACAAATGATGACACAACGCTTAAATACCTTAAACACGAAGTAATTACAGATAGCAATGATAGAGAAGTAGTTGTTGTCTATTTTGACTTTACAAATAATTCAAAAGACAACGAAGCATTTATTTACAACTATAATGTCACTTGCTTTCAGAATGGCAAGGAACTTGACTATCCGTTAGCTAGTTTTGATGTTGATGAATACAACAATGCGGCAAGAGAGTTGCAGACAGGTGCAAATATTACAGTTGCAAGGATATACATACTAGAAGATAAGAGTGATGTTGATTTAGAAGTGACAGCTTGGGGTTCAAGTAAGAAACTTATGAAGCTGACATTAAAAGCAGAATAAAAAAATCAGAACAAGTTGGGTAGACCTGTTCTGATTAGCACATATGAGTACATATAAGTTGCTCACGTCAATAATAACAAATAAATAGCAAAATGACAAGGACATTTCACTTAATTGTGAGGTGTCCTTTTTATTACCCATTTTTAGGCAGAAAGGGGCGATTTAATGATAAGTGCTGTAATTATCGAGGGGGTGACATTCCCAGTAGCATATAACGGCTACACGTACAGCAGAAATAAAATATGGTCTAAGAACACAGGAAGAAATGACTACGGCGAAATGGTAGGAACTATCGTGGCTATTAAAGACAAAGTAGAGCTTCAATTACCACCACTAACAGGTGAACAGGCGTTGTTGCTTGATAATGTGATTAGTGATGAAAATAACCCATTCCCAACAGCACAAGTTCTATTCTTAGGCGGTACACAAAAGGAAATGACAATCTATACAGGAGATGTGACATATCCATACCTCACAAGAGCAAAGAATGAGGACGGATTAATAGTCGGAGCAAAATTAAGTTTGATTCAGAAATAGAAAGAGGGTTCCACATGAAACTTAAAACAAGTGAGTTAATAGACAGATTTGAGAGTTTGAGCAACATATCGCATGACAAGACTACAGGCAGAATTGCCATGGCTGTTATGTGCAATATTAAGGCGTTAGAAGAGCTGTACAAGACAACGCTACAGACCATAGAAGATACTAAGATTAAGTATGCAGACAAGGACGACAGTGGCAATCCAGTTGTCAATGATAATCAGTATCAGATTACATCAGAGAACTTAAAGAAGTTACAGGAAGAATTGCAGGAAATCAATGAACAAGAAATTGAAGCGCCTGACATGACAATGCTTCCTATGGACGCATTCGACAAATGCGAAGAAATTACACCAGCTAAATTATACTCAATTGAATTTATGATAAGCCATTAATTAATCAATAAAGGCGGTGTAGAATGAAGATATTAGACACAGCTATGACGGAAATTATTAAGGGAAATAGTGCAAGATACTATTCCAAGTATGTTGTTGATGAAAAAGAACATACTGAAACACTTAACAATTTCAAGTTTCAAAACATGATAAATCCCAATAACGAAATTACGATAGGTAACACTTGCAGCAGCGGTGTTACCTTTTCTATTTATATGCCAGCAATAAGCCTTGAAAATAAGGAGATTACCATATTTGAGGGTGTTAAGGTTGGCACAGAAATTAAGTATATTAAGTTGGGGATATTCACAATCACTAAACAGACAAGCGACGGAGAATACACAAGCTATGAAGCATACGACAGAATGTACAAGGCTGATATGCCTTACTTCTCGGACATGGCATTTCCTAGCACAGATAAAGCTATTCTTAATGAGATATGCGGCAAGTTAGGTATATCTTTAGCGACAAATATAGTCACAGCACATACAATCAGCGACAAACCACAAGGATATACCTATAGAGAAATTATCGGTTATATGGCTATGCTACAAGGCTGTAATGCAGTAATTAATTCTGACGGAAACCTTGAATTAAGGTGGTATAAGGATAGCGGCTATGTACTTGATGGACATAAGTATTATCAGCAGGGCGTTACACTCACAACAAGTAAAGATTTTATTATACAGAAGTTGACTTGCAACAATACTAAGAGCGGTTCTACGGAGCAAAGTCAGATTACTTCTGGTGACGGAGCGACAGGACTTAGTTTTACCAATCCGTTTATGACGCAGGCAATTCTTGATGAAGTCTATAAAAAGATAGGTGGTTTTACATTTAGACCGCTTACAGTTAAGTTTGTTGGTGATTACCGACTAGAAGTTGGTGACATTATAACTGTCAACAAGGGTGGCGTTGATTACAAAGTGCCTATAATGCAGATTACACACGAATGTGATGGCGGCTTAATGGATACCGTTACATCTATAGGTCAATCTGACACAGAGAATACAAGCGTTGCCTCTGGACCTATCACTAAGCAGATGGAACGGTACTATGCCGACTTGATACTTGTAAATAAAGCGCTTATTAATAAACTATCTGTTGATGAAGCTGATATCAGATACGCAAGCATTGAAACCTTAAAGGCTGTTAATGCTAATATTGATAACCTTAAAACAAATAAACTAGATGCAACATATGCAGATATCATCAATGCTAATGTTGAAAGCCTTAAGGCGGCTAATGCTGAAATTACGCAATTGAAAGCTGATTCATTAACGGCAGATATAGCAGATTTAAAGTATGCACAAATTGATTTCGCTAATGTAAAAGGACAGGTTGTCACAACATCGCTTATAAAAGATGGTGCAGTAACAAACGAAAAGGTGCAAAGTCTTTCAGCAAACAAGCTGACAGCTGGTACTATTGATGCAAGCAAGATTACAGTTACTAACCTTAATGCTGATAACATTACAGTAGGTACAATTAATGGCAAGCGTATCGGAACAGGTTCTTTATCTCTGGATAAGTTAGCCGAGGAAGTACCGACAAAAGAATATTTAGACAAGGTACAAGAAGATTTACAAGGTCAAATTGACGGAAATATCGAAACATTCACTAAAACAGAAATACCTACGCTTAATAATGAGCCGGCTGTTAATTGGACTGATAATGCCACAAGAAAGAAACATATAGGCGATATCTGTTATGTGGTTAATCCGACTTCAAGTGCTGATGGATATTCATACAGATTTGCTGATACAGGTACATTAGAAGCACCTAACTATGAATGGGTATTGATTAAGGATAGTGATGTTACTAAGGCATTACAGGACATTATCAACATCAATGGTGAGATTACTGGAATTAAGAAATTTAATGTTGAAATTAGTTCATGGAAAACTAATACAGACAGTGAATTATCAAGTCTTAAGACACGAACAACCAACCTTGAAACTGATATAGGCAACAAGGTTGATACTACGACATTTAATGAGGTTAAACAGACTGTTGACGAAAATAGTTCTACTATAACCAAAATGTCCGAAACCCTTAGTAAAAAGGCTGATAGTAGTACAGTTACTACTTTAAGCAATGCTGTTAATAGCATTAAACAGACCGCAGACAGTAACACATCAAGCATATCAAGTCTTACAACTGTAGTTGAGAAAAAAGCTAACCAAGATGAAGTTACAAACATATCTAATAAGCTGACAACTGTTGAGCAGGACTTAAATGGATTGACAGTTGATGTTACAAATCAGTACCAGTACATTGATAATCAGCTTAATGGCAATCATAAGATATATGAGATTGCGCATGCACCTACTAAGGATAACTACCCTGCTAATGAATGGAGTATACAGATATATCCAAGTGATGATAGATACCCTAGTGATAGCACATGGGAGTACACAGAAGATGAGTATGAGAAGTATGTTGGAACTATTGCATATTGGAAAGACCAACAAAGAGCATGGCGATTTATAAGAAAGTCTGACGGAACACATGATTGGGTTGAAATCAGTGCGACAGAAACAACATATCTTCTTAATCAGAATGCTTCATTAAGAATTGATGTGAACAATATAAGTACAAGTCTATCTTCTCTTACAACTAATGTTCAGAACAATTACAGTACAACAACTCAGATGAATAATGCTATTACACAAGCAGTTAATGCAGAGAGCAATAGTATCAAGAGTGAAATTTCTACAACTTATGTAACAAAGAATGCTCTTACAGGCTATAGCACTACAGAAGCTATGAACAACGCTATAACACAGGCTATAACAGCAGAAAGTAACAGTATCAAGTTGGAAGTCTCTAATAATTATGCCACTAAGAAGAGCCTTGAAAGTTATGCCACAACAGCGAGCCTTGAAGCATACATTAAGAAAGACCCAACAAGCGGAGAACTTAAGAGCGCAATAGAAGCCATTGCAGATGACATTACACTTAAAGCTAAAGGCACAATTAATATTAGTGGTAATAAGTCTGTTAATATCAATGGTAATCTGTTCACGCTTACATCTACTAATACAACTATTGCGTCAGATGGTTCAATAGACTGTAAGAAGCTAAAAGCTGTTAATGCTGATTTAGAAGGAACTTTTAAAAATGTATCAACCACCGGTAATTACACATTAACTACTACCATACAAGGTGGTGAATACAGAATTGCAAACAGTGATGGCTCATATATATTTATTCAAGGACATCTTATAGAACTGTCCAAAGAAGGTGGAACGGAAAAAGCCATTCAAATAGGTAGAAGCGGAATATTGGATAATGGGTTTTTAGAGGTTGATGGACAAACCATTATAAATGGAAAAACATACCTAAATAGCAAAACATATATAAATACCTATGATAATTTAGAAATATATCATCCTTCACTTAAAAGCTATATGCAACCAGCTTTATCCAGAACTAATCCAATAACCTTTGAATGGACCGGTTCTGCATTGCGAGTTTGGGTAGATAATGTTCATGTAGGAACATTATTTGAATAATAATATAAATCCGCACAGCGGTAGAAAGGAAAAACAATATGTTAAGTATAACGAAAACAACAAATTTAAGCGGAACATCAGTGATTAACGGTCAATCAGCCATGACAATGTATGCGGCTGTGCCGGAAACTGGTTCATTGACAATTAGCCAGACAATAACTAACAAGGAATTATACCTTGCAAATCAGACACAATGTGATAATGATTATGAGAATTTCAAGGCAGAAGTTAATAAGCTGTTAAAGAATGAACAGCAGACAATCGGTTCAGATACGACAGATATAACAGGAACAATAACAGAGTAAATCATCAGAGAGTGTGGGTTTAAGCCCACAATCTTATTTTTTAGGAGGTAAATTATGAGCTTAACAGGATTTCTTTCGTATAGCCGTGTAAACTGGCAACAATCGCCAAGTAAAAGTACTCCGCTTAGTGCGACAAACTTAAATATAATGGATGCAGGCATTAAGAATAACAATGACATGATTAGTAATCTTCGCGGTGAAGTTACACAATTAAACAGTAATATGATTACTGTTACCAACACTTGGATTAATTGCAATGGCGTATCCGTCTATGAATATCTCACTCCATTAAGTGCAACAGGTATATATTCGGTATATAATTTAAGTGATTTACCTGATGTACTTAAAGGACAATATATTACGATTTTTAAAACAATTGAAAGAATGTTGATTTTTAACCAGAGCGGAATTTTTATAATGGCATCTGGTAATGGCAAATGGACTAAAGCATGGTATTCAATAAAGGCAACCAAACTATGATAATATATCACATACAATCATTACACAAGCTCCTGCTAGCTCATCGTATTTTTTATAAGTTTAAAGTTATAAGAAGTGCGTGTATACCCTTTAAATTTTTCAAAACTGAAATTAACTGCAATACCATATTGCCCTTCATTAGTCAAATTGTTGTTTAGTCGCGGAATGAGAATAAGACATAAGGTATTGACAAAAATTGCAAAAGAAGATGCAAAGTATTTCCTTATCGAACATGACAAACTACAAGAAGCAATTTGTAAGGTTGGCAGTGCCACATAACATTAACAATATAATATTTGCAATCAAGCACCTTAGTGGAAACACTGGGGTGCTTTTTTAATACACATTTTTCTAAAATTAGGAGGTAAATTATGAGCAAATTATTCGGAATTGACACATCAAGGTGGCAGGGAGACTTTGATTTTAAAGGTGCAAAGGATAATGAGGGTGTAGACTTTGCTATTATCAAGGCAGGCGGTGCTGATGATGGCTTATACAAAGATAGAGAGTTTGAGAACAGCTATAACAAGTTGGAAAGTGCAGGAATCCACAAAGGAGCCTATTTCTTTGGTAACGCATTAAGTGATGATGAAGCTGTAAATGAAGCTAGATATTTTGCACAGCTTTTAGCAGGCAAATCATTCTGTTATCCAGTATTCTATGATGTTGAAGCAGGCATGGTTACTGGCAACGACCTTACAGACATTATTATGGCATTCCTTGATGAAATGAGAAATGCAGGATATAAGAATGTTGGCTTATACTCATACGAGAACTGCATTAACAATTATGTAGATATTTTGAGAGTAAAAGAAGCTGGTTATGCCGTTTGGGTAGCAAAGTATTCAGATGCAGAACCTAGAATTGCCGTTGATTATGATATGTGGCAGTTCGGTGGAAGTGTTAATTATCTTAGAGACGCACAGATTAACGGACAGACAGTAGACCAGAACTATTGTTACACTGATTATTGCACAGACCATGTTGTTGAAGACATTACAGTACCAGACTATGAGCCAGTACCAGACACTAAATACCATAAGGGCGATACAGTTAAGGTTATTAACGCTATCCAGTACGATAATGGTGAGCCATTCGGCACTTACTATGATGAGTACAGTGTCTTATCAGCTAGTGGCAGAAGAGTTGTTATCGGTGTTGACGGCGTAACTACTGCTGCTATTGACGAGGATAACATCAGCCTTGTTAAGTGTATTTATGACAATGACAATGATGTCAACACAGATACAGTAAGTCGTGGTGATGGCAAGAAAGTCAGAGTGCTTGATAACATTGATTATGACGGTGCAAGATTTGCGGTATATTATGATGAATATGATGTAATTGAAGAGGATGGAGACAGAATTGTTATAGGTATCGGTACAACAATCACAGCCGCTGTCAATATTGCTAATCTTGAATTTGTCGGCGGCGCAAGTTCTGATGATACACCTACAGATATCCCATTCAGTGAAGATATTGAAGAGGGTAGCACAGTGAGATTTGTTGGTGATACTGATTATGATGGCACAACTATTAAGGCTTGGTATGACGAGTATACAGTATCAGAAAGAAGTGGCGACAGAGTTGTACTTGTGCATGACGGAGAATTATTCGCAGCGGTCAATGTAGCTGATTGTGAATTAGTCTAACCTTAATAAAAATACCGGGAGTGCAATGCTCCCGGTAATATCTTAATGAATATCATACATTTCTGATATGACAACAGGTATTGTTTTTCTTGCATTTAGCACTGTTGTATAAGAATATGTCTTATCAGTTCCTTTGCAATAAAAAGTAACCTTATCATTTTCTATAATCCTATCAAGGCCGGTATTTAATTTTACTACAATTAAAACATTGTTATCTGCTATCATTCCATCTTCATAAACAGAAGCTAATATAACAGAATAGCATTCAGGACCACCTTTAACAAGAAAAGAAGAGCCATCTTCTACAAGCTGAATAACATGGGTTTCAAGCGTGAAATCTTTATCAATATAATTTTGTGGTTTTCTTGTTAAATCGGAAGCAGTAGCTTTATCAGAGTACATCATTCTATCTTCTTTAAAAGCAACATCTTTAAAAAGAGCTTTTTTATTTATTCCAGAACTAGAAGTTTTCTTTTCGGTTTGAGTTTCGGTTTGCGTTTCTGTTGCGGTGCTCTCGATATTATCAGAAGCACCATTCTGACACGCTACAAGGCTCAATAAGCACATAACAAGCATAATGCTTACAATTCTCTTTGTCATAGACAAATCCCCCTTAAATTTAATTTTACTAATCATATCACAATGTGCATAATTTGTCGAATGTTGTCGAAACTTGCGATATCTTTAAGTTGATTTTTACATTATCAGTATTTATAATAATAATTGTCCGAGAGAGTTCGGGCAGAATCTTCAAGTTTCGGCTAGGTGGCACTGTTTGATTGGCGTTGGCAGTGTCACCGCTGAAAACTGTTAATCTACTGGGGGTAGGTTGACATGCAAGAACAGATGTTCTATAATAACACCATCGCTACCAGCGTTATATCGTGCAATAAGGGGGATATATGGAGAATGAGGAATATAAACAGAAGATAATTGAACTAATCAATAAAACGGATGATTTATGGATACTACATCAAATATATAGATTTATCTGTAACATGACAAAAGAGAGGGGATAACCCTCTCTTTTTTACTTCTCGTCTAGTAATTTCTTTGCGATAGCTTCCAGACATTCCCAATCTTTAGGTTCAAGCCTTGCCAATGCGTTAACAAGCTTCTTTTCAAAGCTGTCATCGTTCAATTCCATAACTTCATTAACAAAAGCACCAATCTCTTGTTCTCTTGTCCTTGATTTAAACATCTTACCATTGCCGGTTCGCAGCCATTCTTCATTTACATTAAGAATAGAACATAAAACTTTAATTGATTGTTCTGAAAGATTTCTATTGCCATTTTCAACTAACGAAATGTAGTTTTTGGTAAGCCCTAGCTTTTCAGCAAATACATCTTGCGACATTTTTAATTCTTTTCGCAAGGCTTTTATTCGCTCGTTCACACTTCTCACCTCCTTGCATATATACAATAACATTAAAGTCACACAATGTCAAACTTTTTTTACTAAAATATGTTGACAGGTATTACTGGGTATGATATTATAATCACACAAAGCCAAATAGAAAGGAGATGAAAAAATGAAAAAACCATCTATTTCAGATGTTGCATTAGTACTTTCAATATTTACTTTGCTGTTTCAGATTTTTTGTCATTTTATTTTGCCAAAGCTTTGACAAAATCAATTATTTCTGAATGATGTACAGAAAATTCCATTAAAGCACATATGATAGAAACAACCACAGAAATCCAACCTTTAATATCAGCTTTACTTGATGCTTTTAATGCGACATCAGCTTGCGTTTTGGAACTTTCAGCAATCTCTTTAGCGGAATCAGCTTGAGATTTAGCGGATTGAGCCATATCGTGAAGTTCCTTGTTTGTCTTTTCAAGATAAGCAGACTGACTTTCTAAAAGCTCATATGGAGATTTGCCTTTTTCATATGTAGGCACTTCGATTTCAGGAATTTTGGGTTGTGGAAATAATTTATCCATATTTGGGCAATTTGGTGTGTATTGCATAATGACCTCCAATATTTTTTAAAAAATTATATCACAGAAAGGAAGTGAATTGAATGAGTGAAAAGGAAAAGGAAATCATCAAGAAGTTATCCGATACAATACCAAAACTTGATGATAGCAAGAAAAATTACATTCTTGGTGTTGCCGAGGGAATGGCAATGGTAAGAGAGAGTGAAAAGACAGAAGGAAAGGAGTAAGAATGGAGAACATTTCTTCAATTCCTAATAGAATAAGAGGATTATAGCATAAAGTACAAACAGATTAGAATTTTTGATATTGATGCAATAGAAAAGTGATGGTAGCGGTAAATAGTTACAAACTTTTATTCAAACATCATTAGTTCTTTTTGACAGGGATAGCGCCCTGTTCGTATCAAGTGTGAATTACCTACCGATTGGCAGTTTTGTCTTTAGCATATTTATTTAATTCTATTGATATAGAAATAAGAGCGTACAGGGTGCAGAAGTCTACGCCGCAGAAGTATGAGCCGACCACTGATATACACAATGCTATGACAGTATCCATACAATCTCCTTTCGGAAAGTGTCTACCATCACTTCTCTATTGTATCAATAAATATAAAGTTCTACAAGTTACAGCAGATAGGAATGAGCAGAATTGCTCAAATGCACCTTAAAAGGAATATATCACACATTATTTAGAAAGGAATGTTTATGGAGCTACAGATTTTTAGCAATTCAGAGTTCGGAGAAATCCGAACCATTACTAAAGATGATGAACCTATGTTTTGCTTGGCTGATGTGTGCAAGGCATTGGAAATATCAAATGTAAGTCAGCTAAAAACAAGACTTAAAGAAGATGGGGTCATTACTAATGAGGTAGGGGTACAGACAGGCATTAAAGCTGATGGCACTCCAGCGATTCAGAAAGTAAGAATGAACTTTATCAACGAGAGCAATCTTTACAAGACAATCTTTCAGAGCCGTAAAGAAAGTGCAGAAAGATTTACAGACTGGGTTACATTAGAAGTTCTTCCGTCAATCAGAAAGACAGGAAGTTACAGTAAGCCTTTGACAACATCTGAACAGATTAGATTATTGGCACAAGGCAACACAGAACTCACAGAGAGAGTTGATAAGGTTGAAGATAAGATAACCAGTATCGAAGAAGAAACTCCGCTTTACGGCTGTGAGATTGAAGAAGTGCAGAAACATGTTAGAAAGAAAGGAATTGAAGTACTTGGCGGAAAGGACAGCAATGCGTACAAAGACGGTGGTATTCGCGGTTCAGTATATTCTGATATATACAAGCAGTTAAAACGCGAATTCGGGTGCGTGGCGACATACAAGAGTATTAAAAGAAAACACTTGGCTGATGTACACGAATTCATCGACACCTATTTGTTGCCAATAGCACTTGCCGAAGTGGTACATGATACAAACATGTAGGAGAAGATATGAAAGAAAAGATAATTAACATATCCGCAACACTGGCAGGAATCAGCCTTATAGCGTTGATTCTAAGACCGGTACAACCGCAAGCTAAGATTAATCAGCAGAGTGCAGTGTTAAGTGAATGCTACAACTCACATGTTGATTATAAGGTTGAAACTGGAGAGATAAGTGTTGATGAATATGAGTTATCGCTCATGGCACATTTGCTGATGGGTGAATGCGGAGCGACATGCAACGATGATGAAATGCTATATCTTGCAGGAGCCGTTGTTTTGAACCGAGTACAGAGTGAGTATTTTCCTAACAGCATTGAAGAAGTTATCTATCAGTCAGGGCAATATCAATGTACAGAACTTAAAAACAGCGGATTCTATAAAGAACCAACAGAAAGGTGTTGGAGAATAGCAGAAGAATTATTAATAAGCGGATATGACATACCTAGCAATGTGTTGTATCAAGCTGAATTTAAACAAGGTAGCGGTGTTTATAAGAAAGTGCAGAACATGTACTTTTGCTACAAGTAAGGAGTGTTTATGGAAGCAAGGATAAGAGAAGAAATGTTCAACTTAGGTATTCTCTCTAATAAAAGAGGTTACATTTACATAATCGAAGCTGTTAAACGCTTTGGAAATTTTACATCAATGGAAAATATTTACAACAGTATTGCTAAGGCAACAAATAGGTCACCAGTATCTGTTGAAAGGTCAATTAGAACAGCAATTAAATCAGCTAACCATGATTTATCAGCATGGAAGAATTATGACTGTCTCACAGCAAGAGGGGTTATAACAACAATGTATTACAGATGTAAGGAGAGCGCCAATGAGTAGCATAAAAAGAATTATTAAGCTGAACAGAAACAGGCAGAGAGCTATAAAGGAAAAGGATTTTAGAAAGTTCTATACTTTCAGCTGCAAAATCCATTTGATTGAAAGAATGGATAAAGTACCAATAGGAAGTTACATATTGAAGTAAGGAGAGAAAGAAATGGAAAATGCAATTAATAACAATAATATCACATTAGCAGGAGTAGTTGAGAGGGAGCCAGAGTACTCACATGAAGTACTTGGCGAGGGGTTTTATGTATTCATGCTCAAGTGTTCAAGAACAAGTGGTAACAATGATACATTGCCAGTAATGATATCGGATAGGCTTACTGATATCAGAGAAATCAAGGTAGGACAGGTTGTCACAGTTTTAGGGCAGATAAGGAGCTTCAACAGGCATATTGATGATGTGAAGAGCAAGCTGATTTTATCTGTATTCGCAAGAGAACTTGAAATACTGGCACAGGACGCAACCGAACTACCATTTGAAGAAGATATTAATACAGTTATGCTTGACGCGCATATCTGTAAACCACCTGTATATAGATGTACTCCAAAGGGTAGAGAGATTGCAGATATCTTAGTAGCAGTAAACAGACCATATGGCAAATCAGATTACATACCATGTATAGCATGGGGAAGAAATGCGAGATTTGCAGGTGGGCTTGAAGTTGGAGAACGCATTCAGATTCAAGGTAGATTCCAGAGCCGTGAGTACACTAAGAAGATAAGCGACAATGAGATTGAGACAAGGGTTGTTTATGAAGTATCAGTAAGCAGAATTGATTATGCAGAGGAGGGCAAAGCTAATGCATAGTGATATTACAGTTAGAGATTTAGCAAGTATGGCTATTGATGAAGATGTGGTATGCCAGATATGGACACCGCAATACGGAACAGTATTTAATGGTTCGTTTGAGGAGGCTAAGTATTCAGCCTATGCGGATAGGGAAATTGATAACTTCCAAGTTGAAGATGGCGTATTTGTTATGAATATATAAATAAGGAAAGGATATGTTTATGGAAAGAGCAGTTTTAAAAAAAGTAGTTCTTGAAAACTTTATGTGCTACGCACACGCAGAATTTGATTTTTATGCCATTACAAAGATTATGGCTAAGAATGGCAAGGGCAAATCAACTATTGCCACAGCTTGCTTATGGTGCTTGTTTAACTGCGATTATGAATTAAAGGATAATCCGGTTGTCAGAAGAGAGATTGACAGAGTATCAGTTGATGATATGGACACAAGTGTTGAACTTACACTTGATGTTGACGGAAAAGAAATAACTATGAAGAAAGTGCAGAAGAGGACTTACAGTAAGGATGGCAGCAGTTATAAGGACGATAACAAGTACTTTATCAATGATGTACCTAAGACTTTAAAGGATTTCAACGCATATCTTGATGTTGATATGAATGTATTCAAGATGTGCAGTAATGTAAATGCATTTCTTAATCAGAAACCGGCTGAAATGAGAGAATACCTATTCAGCCTTGTAGGAGATGTTACAGACCTTGATATAGCTTCACAGAAATCTGAATTAGCCGAGTTAGTTCCTTTGCTTAATAAGTATACAGTTGAAGAATTATCCGCTATGAATAAGGCTACAAAGACCAAGATTACAAAGGATTTGCCTATTCTTGACGGACAGATTAAGGAAAAGGAAAGAGATATTCAGCTTAAACAGGCTATTGAAGTATCTGACCTTGAATTACAGAAAAACAGCCTCAAAGAACAGATTGCTGATTGCGTGGCAAAGCAGACCGACAATGACAAGCTGATGGCTGAATATGACAAGGCTAGTTCAGATGTTCTCAACTTGAAGTTTGAACTTAGTGATATGTCACGCAAAGCCAATGAGGATAATGTTAAGGCTAGGCGAGAAGCAGAAATAAGAATAGAAAATCTCAATGGCGTTATTGAGAACTGTAAGAAAGATATTAAAACAGCAGAAAATGTTGTTGCATTTAACAATGGAATGGTTACAGGATTACAAGCAAAACTTGAAGCAACAAGGGTAGAATGGAACACAGAGAAACAGCGAGAATTTGACGAGAATAGCCTTATTTGTCCTTATTGCAGACAGGAATATTCAGAGGATAAGAAAGAGGAATTAAGGGCTGATTTTAAGACACACAAAGAAGCTGAACTTAATCGCATTACTGACAAGGGAAATGCGACTAAGGAAGAACTTGATATTGCTAAAGATAAACTTGCAGAAGCTGTAAAGAAATTAACTGAATACAGGGAACATTTAGATACATATGCTCACGATATGTTTATTCTTGAAAAGCAGTTATCCGAACTTCCACAGGAAATTGATGTATCAGCCACCGAAGAATACAAGGCACTTGAACAGCAAATTACTGAAAAAGAAGAAGCTATGCACAAGGCTAATGATATTTCGGCAGTTAAGGCAGAATTAAAGTCACAGGAAACAACTTTAAGGCAGCAGTTAGCAGAATGTGAAAGCCAGATTGCAAAGTCTGATACGGCAGCAGACGAACAGCGACTTGAAGAACTAAAGCAGACAAGGATTGATAGTGAACAGAACAAGGCTAATGCGGAGAAAATCCTTGATTTACTTGATGAATTAGACAAAACAAAGAATGAAGCCTTGACAGAAGCAGTAAATAGCCATTTTGGGTTAGTTAGGTGGCAGTTGTTTGAATATGCTAAGAACGGCAATTATAAGAGCTGTTGCATACCTACAGTTGACGGAAAGAGCATTTTAACAACTATGAGTAACAAGGGTAACAGGATTTTAGGCAGAGTTGATATTTGTAATTCAATCCAGAAGATTAGTGGCATATCGGTGCCTATTGTTTTAGATGATTCTGAAAGCCTTAGTACAGATAATCAGAAGAAAGTTGCTGAAATGGTGGATAGTCAGTTGATTATGCTGATTGTTAATGATAGCGAGAAATTAGAGATTATGGAGGGGTAATATGCAAGGCGAAGATACTTATGTACTTACAGTAAGCAATAAAGAAGCAGAAGTTATCAAGCAGTTTGTATCAACAATGGAGAGAGCTACTGTTACGATAGATAATGATGATGTATGGGAAATTATGGAAGCTATCGCATATAAAAGTACTTCCGCAAATGTAATAGGCATAAAAATTATATATGAAGAAAGTGAGAAAAGCTGATGGGTGTAAAAGGATATAAAGCATTTAATAAAGGAATGATATGCAGAGGTAAGCAGTACAAAGAGAATGCTACTTATGAAGAAAACGGAAATGAAATATGCGAAGCAGGCGTAATGCATTTCTGCGAAAACCCATTTGATGTGCTGAATTATTATCCGCTTGTTGATGAAAATGGTGGCATTTCAGATTTTGCAGATGTTGAAGCTATTGGAGATATTTATAAAGAAAAGGATAAAACAGCCACAAATAAGCTTCATATTGGTACGAAACTTGGGCTTAAAGGGTTTATTAAGGCTTGTGTAGATTTTACTATTGAAAAAACAAGAGTTGAGTCTGGTAAAGATAACGAAACTGATAGTAGTGGAGATTCCGCACAGATAGGTTCAAGTGGATATTACGCAAAGATAGGTTCAAGTGGAGATTCCGCAAAGATAGGTTCAAGTGGAGATTACACACAGATAGGTTCAAGTGGATATTACGCAAAGATAGGTTCAAGTGGAGATTACGCAAAGATAGGTTCAAGTGGAGATTCCGCACAGATAGGTTCAAGTGGATATTACGCACAGATAGGTTCAAGTGGATATTCCGCAAAGATAGGTTCAAGTGGATATTCCGCACAGATAGGTTCAAGTGGAGATTACGCAAAGATAGGTTCAAGTGGAGATTACGCACAGATAGGTTCAAGTGGAGATTACGCA